ATAGTAGCCTTTGATGTCATATCATAAGTAGTTGCCATTATCTATTCCCCTTACGCCACGTTCCACTTTGCGGTAACAAGAGCCTCAGGACGAAGAATCTTGCGACCGTAAAGGTGCATACCACGAACAATGTCACCAAATGAATCCGGGTCACGGAAGCTTTCAGTCTTGTTCATCTGCTCTGCGGTAGCTACAGCGTTGTCATGACCAGCGACAATGACACCATAGTTTGAGTTCTGGTTAGCAGTGCCGGTAGTACCCGGACCAGTACCTACTGAGGGCAGGTTATTGCTAACATAAACACGGAAACCAGAAATCATCATCGGGCTTTCACCAGCGCGAAGTGAACCTGAAGCACCGAAGTCAGAGTTGTGGAAACGTGAATCTTCGTCACCTAGGATTTCGCAAAGGTCTGAACTGATTACAAGCCAGCGGCCATCAGAGTCAACGAACTGCTTGTCGAGCAGGGTCTTCATGCGGTTAATAAGCATGACGGGTGAAACATACTCAGTGGGTAGAGCAGTTGCACCGGGAAGGCGAGGGGCTACAGGAATTGAATGGTCGCCTGCACCTGAAATGGTAATGTTACCAAACTTGCCTTTGTTCAGCTTCATGCTTGAAAGTAGTTCATCAGAACCAGCAGTAGCTACTGCTTTAGTACCATTAACCTGATCGTTAACAGTATCTGCGGCCAAGTGAATTGCTGACTGCTTGTACCCTGAGAGGTAGCCTAGAACTTCTTGGTCCATCTGGTCAGCCATACGGTAACCAGCACGGTCAGAAGCAAGCTGCATCCAGTTCATGTGTGAATGCGCTTCTTCAATGTCGTCCTGCTTGAAAGCAAAGTAGTTAGCTTTGTCTACTACAAGCTGGAACTCTTCGTCGTCTAGGTCTTGTGCGGTAACTTGAGTACCACGGGCATAAGGTGAAACCGTAATTTCCAATACGTTGTGTAGGTCTTTTTAATTATACCTACCTACAAGTTTCCCTGTAGATCAGACTATATCTTCATCCCGTAGGATGTCTGGCACTCGTGGAGAATACTTATCTACATGATCTATTTTATATTTCATAGTATAGAAAATGTAAGGGGATACAATGGATACAAACTCTCTTGAGTCTGCTGTGTTAAACCTTAAAGAGTATTTATCGTTTCGTTTGTCTACATCAAACTTTGCTTCTAAAGAGTATTTAGTTTTAAACCAGTCTTTTAAAAGCTCAGCTTCTTCTTTAGAACAATATGTAGAGAGACGAGTCATACAACCACAAGGCTTTTTTGTTTTGTTGTTTTTAGCTACAGTCCCGCTACCATCATCCATAAACCAAAGAGCTAGGCTCTGATCTGTTAGGTATGATAGCATTTTTTCTGTATACTTAAACTCACCTTCAGGGTACAGAACTCTGTGCATCTGCCGGAAGTACTTGTGGTTTTTGTATAACTGATGGTTTGTGTATTCTTTCCCAGTCTTTTTGTTAGTAGACTTGTAAGTATATAGGTTTGGTTCTTTTCCTCCTAAAACACTGTGTAGAAGCTTTTGCTTATACTTTAAGTATTCTAGTTGTTTTGGACCATGACCTATAATAAGTCTTGCTGTTTTATCAGACTGATCTTTAGAAAGATAAATACCACCATCACCGATAGCACACCCATAGAGGATGCCTCTTTTTCTTCTATCCATTGTTTCCTTTCGTTAGCTACGACGAGCCACTACTTGTTATATGTATTCTCTAGTCGTTGAACCTTCCCCTTTCGAGGCTTGGCTGCTGATTCCCATATCTTTTGACTTAGGGTTCCAGCAATTCACCAGATTTTTTCTCTAGCGTTATGCCGCTAGGAAGCCCAAAACTTTAGGCTCTTTGATGATACGAACAGTATCACCAACACCGGAGATTTCACCAAAATAGTCAGAGTTAGTAATGTCGCCTACCGTAGTTTTCTTACGGAAAGCGAGTTGGGCCTTCTTGCTGAAGATAACCGGCGAGAAGTTCCCATTGGGTAGGTTACCATAACCTGCCGCTGTTTGGAAAGCCATACTCATTCTCCTATGTTTGGCTAATTAGGCTAAACAGTTTTACTACTGAGGCTGATGTTACTAGGGTTGTCCTATTGGGGCCTAGACGATCAGGTTGTCATTGTAACAGTTTTAGCTGTATCGGGTAGGGTTGTCCTCTTTCTTTTAGGGGAGAGAGGGGCCTAAGTATTCTGTGCTGCGGGAGCATATCCCGTCGGATAGAGGCATCCCCGCAGCTTACATTGTAAGTTATACTTACAAATAGTTATTTGTCAACACTTTATTATGCAGCGCCTGACATATCGTAAACAAACTTGCCATTACGCATTGATTCCATAATAGCCTGTTCGTTCTTGGCGTATTCTTGTGCTGACATCTTGTTGACTTGAGACTCAGTAAAGGTACCATTCACATCTGCTGCATCAACAGAGGGACGGTCTTTAGTCTTTACGCCTTTAGCTGCTTTCTTTGTGGTCTCTTTTTCAAAGATACCTTTCTCTGCTTTGTAAAGGTTAAGAACACTGATGACTGCTTTAGAGTCTTCGTCGTTTTCGTAGAGAGCGTCTTGAACCCATTGACTCTGATCTTCTACCCAGTTGTGAAAGTCATCATCTGTCTGTAGATCATAGAAGTCTGGGTGTGCTTTAACGATAGCATCCAGAGCTTTTTCTCGTGCAGTTTGTTTTTGATTACTACGAAGAGATTCAATTTCGGATTGAGCTTCCTGAACTTTTTGGTCTGCAATTTTCATAGCAAGAGTTTCTACAATCTTAGCTACGTCAGGATACTTTTTCTTCCAAGCGTCTAGGTCTTCATCTGAAGCTGGAGGTTTTACTTTAGCAGAAGACTCTACTTGTTTTCTTAGGTCTTCGATTTCCTTCTGTAGCGCTCTCTTTTTTTCATCAGAGTGTCTACGAAGGTCACCGTATCTTTTCTTCCAAGTATCATCTTCAGGTGCAGAGGTCTTTGGTTCAGGAGTTTCTTCTTCCTCTACCTCTGAAGTTACCTCTAGTTCTTCTAGTTCTTTTTCTGTTTGCTCGATCCGCTCTTTATTTTTTTTAGTAGCAGGAGTCATAAAAGCAGTTTTAGTAGACATTCGTTTTCCTTTGTCTGGGGCCGGTTATTTCCGGGTAGCCATAATACGTCGTTTAACTAGTCCGCCTTTTGAGTATTTAGCGGGTCTCTTTTTGACTAGACCACCTTTAGCAAAAGGCTGATTGTCTGTGTCATAGTCTTCAGTTGGTGCGACGTTACCACCACCAGTAGGTGTACTGGTAGTGTCACCAAAAGAAAGAGTTGTTAGGTTAGTTGTTGTTGGGACAGGAGTAGGAGTTTTATTGCTGGAGGAACCTCCGCTAGAGGTAGAATCCCCATCACTAAAAATACTTTCGTCATCAAACCTAAGGTCAGCAAAATCACTTTCACCTGTTACCTTTTCAATATCTTCAAAGCCTTTTTTAGTTTCTTCTTCTATATTCTGTAAGACTTGTTCCCAACTGTCTGCGGCTCGAAATACATCAGGCACATAATCCCTAGTTTCAGGTTCAAGTTCTCCTTGCTCTGTTTTACCCGGTCCTTGGTTATATGCCTTTAGAGCATCTTCCCAGTTACCAAACTCTTCATACATACCTTTTAAGTAGTCTATGCCGAACTTAATATTTGCATCAACAGTCTCTTTTCCGTGAGTTCCTTCTAAAGGAGAAACACCATAACCGGGGTCTAATGCCGTTAAAGGAGTAACTTGGAATAAACCGTGGCCTGCCTTTTTAGACGTAGCGTTAGGGTTAAACTGGCTTTCAACCTGAGCTAATCCAAGAGCAATGGCTGGGTCAACTCCGACCGATTCTGCATAGTTAATAATTTTTTCAATATTAGCTGAATTACCGGGATTAGTTTGAAAACCAATTGTCTGCTCTAAACTACCTCTATTTAGATTAGAAGGAGTTAAGTCAGTAAGAGAGGACCAACTAACTTCTGGCGGTTTAGTGGCAGGCGCAGTATTCTTTTGAGATGTAGTCGGCTCTACTGAAGGCCTAGCTGGTGGAATAGGGCTTGTAGTAGGAGCTAGAGGGGACTCTTTTCCGGAATAGGCTTCTCTTGGGAAAACCGGAGGAACAAAATTAGAGGTACCAAATTGTTTTCCAAAGGCATCCCGAGGAAATACATCTGTAACTCCTCCATTTAGCCCATTAATATTTACGGTTTCTCCTCCAGCATAGCTGACAGTTTGACCAGCAACTAAAACAGTTTCTCCTTTTGGGATAACATACTGCTCTCCCTCAAACATAACTACTGCCGCAGTGCTTCCCGGATCAGCTCTTCTGACAGAAATACCGTCAGACACACTTACGGGACTCTGTTCTGTGGCTGCGTTAATTTTACTTCCTTCTGAAATCCAATCTCCGGGAAGAGGGTTTTCACCACTTAATTGCATGACTGGTACTACAGAACCGGGTCCAATTTTTTCCGCAGTAGTAGTGCCCGGAGGAATTGGAGGTTCTCCAGAAGGAGGAGCACTATCTTCAGAAGTAGGAGTAGGAGTAGGGAGGGTAGGTGCTCTGTAGTCTGCGTCAGGTGCAGCCATTAAATTAGGTGGTATTCTAGCAGTAAGGACTTCTGATGATGTGGTAGGAGGACCGGCTGGAGGATTAACTGGTACACTAACACTAGACCTGCCACCTGCAGGAGGCTGTGTATTAACTACAGGAGCTACACCCACGGTTGGTGCCTGAAGAGTAGGTGTAGCAAAGAGTTCGCCTGGCATAACTGGGTTTGTAGCTACACCTTGGTCAATACCGGGAATATACTGAGGAACAACACCCGGAGTTTGTGGTTGAGTTGGAGCAACAGTGTTAACTTGAGGACCACCGGGAAACTCCTGTGGCTGTAGAGTAGAACCGCCTGTTACTGTGTTTAGCAAGCTCTGCTGGATAGTAGGTGAAGTAGGAGTAATACCAGCAGTAGGTGCTACAGGCTGAGTAGGACCAGCAGTAGTTACTGTAGGACTTACAACCGGAACTGGAGGAGTAGGTGCTTGTCCGACCTGAGGTAGAGTTCCTGCGGTAGGTACCTGTTGTAACGGAGCAGGCTGTGGTTGGGTAAATCCAAGACCTTGTTGAGTGGGCCTATTAGCTGTATCTGCTGTACCAATAGGAGCTACTGACTGAGTAGGAGCAGTAGTAGGTACAGTCGGCTGGCCTTGCATCATAGCCACTGCTCTAGCTTGAGCCGCTTCTACTGCAGCAGCAGAGGGATTAACACTGGCAGGAAATAGCTGTTCTGTTGGCTGAGGAGCCGCTGGCATACCACCAGTAGGTACATTAAGCCTAGGATCATTTCCGTAGTAAGCCTGAGTAGTAGGTGCAGTAGGCAGAGTAGTAGTTTCGATTGGTGGCTGGCTTGGTGTAGGCTTAAAAGTAGCACCCTCGTAGGCTGGATTGTTAACAGCAATACCAGTGCCGGGCTGAGCTGTTGGCGGTGGCTGAACTACGTCTGTACTAAGAGGATATTGACCCGGATTAATAACAGGTACAGGAGTAGTTGTAGCAGGTACACCAGTAGAAGTAAATGCTTCAGGAGGTGGTGTTCTACCATCAAGGCTGATAGGCTTACCGGGTTCTACTGGAGTTAAGCTTAGAGTACCTAGCAGACCTTCAGGCGCAGCTTTTCTATGCCGATCAACTACATTAGCTGCATCGGCTGATAGCCATTCAGTTAGTTTGCTAGGTTTACCAGCTTCAGAAGCTAGAG